CTACACCTCCATTCCCAATATATAAAACATCATATAACTATCCAGGTGAAGTTATCTATAACCCACCATTTGGTAACACTGCGGGTCAAGATAATACTGTTAAAAGTGCTGGTGATAGAACAAGAACATCTTATTTGGGTATTTCATCACAAGTTGGTTATGACCCTAATTTCTATATGTTTAAAGGTGTTCAAAAACCAAACAATCTTTGTATTGAAGACCCTTACGAACCTTGGGCTTATAAAACAAAAGGATTCCACATGGACTCAGGTGCTACGGTGGTTACAATCGTTGCAGGTCCAACAGCTGGACAACCAGCGTTCTTTGTTGGTGACGCTTCGTTCCAATCTGAACCTGAAACTATTACAAGTCCATACTATACAATTCAATCAAGAAAATTCACTTTTTTAGTTCAGAAAGGTTTTGATGGTTGGGACATATATACAGAAAAAAGAACAAACACAGACAGATTCCAATTAGGTAATGCTGGTTATCAAAAAGGAGCTTGTTCAACAACAAGATATCCAAACGCAACTGGTTGGGGAGCGTTTAAACCGATTGCTTTAGGTGAATTCACTGACTACGCAAATACCGACTATTACGCATACTTGTTAGGTATTAATACATTTGCAAACCCTGAAGCAACGACTATCAACGTATTTGCAACTCCAGGTATTGATTATGTAAATAATTCAAATTTAGTAGAAGATGCAATTTCAATGGTAACTTATAACAGAGCAGATTCAATCTACGTTTGTACAACACCTGACTGTAATGTAAACATACCAATTCAAACTGATAATTTTGTTTATCCAACCGAAGCGGTTGATAATTTAAATAACACAGGTATTGATTCTAACTACACAGCTACTTACTACCCTTGGATTTTGGTTAGAGATACTGTTAACAACACACAAATTTATATCCCACCAACAAATGAGGTGTGTAGAAACTTGGCGTTGACTGATAACGTATCATTCCCTTGGTTCGCAACTGCGGGTTACACAAGAGGTTTGGTAAATGCGGTTAAAGCTCGTAAGAAACTTACACAATCAGATAGAGATACATTGTATCAAGGTAGAATTAACCCTATCGCAACTTTCTCTGATGTTGGAACTGTAATTTGGGGTAATAAAACATTACAAATTGCTGACACAGCACTTAACAGAATTAACGTTAGAAGATTGTTATTACAAGCTCGTAAGTTAATTTCAGCTGTGGCTGTAAGATTGTTGTTTGAACAGAACGATTCTAAAGTTAGACAAGATTTTTTAGATGCGGTTAATCCTATTTTGGACGCTATTAGAAGAGACAGAGGTCTTTATGATTTCAGAGTTACAGTAAGTAACAATCCTGAAGATTTAGATAAAAACCAAATGGTTGGTAAAATTTATTTGAAACCAACTAAAGCTTTGGAATTTATTGATATTGAATTCTTCATTACTCCAACAGGAGCATCATTTGAGAATATCTAATTTAAATGATTAAAACAAAAACAAATATCCCAGTGTCATCATTACTTGAAGGTTTTGATGACGCTGGTTCGCCAGATTTAAAATATTACGCATTTGACTGGGATGACAATTTAATGTTCATGCCAACAAAAATCATCTTACAGGATTCTAAAGGAGCTGAAGTTCCAATGTCTACCGAAGATTATGCACAATACAGACATGTTATTGGAAAAGAGCCTTTTAATTATAAAGGGTATGAAATTGTAGGTTATGCAGATTCCCCATACCGAAACTTTAGAAAAGAGGGTGACAAACAATTTAAAATTGATTCAATGAAAGCAAAACCAGGTCCGGCTTGGTCTGATTTTATAGAAGCAATAAACAATGGGTCTATATTTTCAATTATTACGGCTAGAGGTCACCATCCTGATACTATTAAAGATGCGATTTATAATTTAATAATCACAAATCATAATGGGTTAAATAAAGATTTATTAATTAAAAATCTAAAAAAATACAGGGACATTGTAGGTTTGGAGGATAAAAGTGATTTAGAATTAATCAGGGAATACTTAGATTTAAATAAATATTATCCAGTTACTTTTAGCGACAGTTCAGGAACTGCAAACCCCGAGAAATTAAAAGTGGATGCTATGAGAGAATTTATATCATATGTAAAATCTCAAGCAAACATATTAGGTAAAAAACTATTTGTTAAAAATGATATATCTAATAAGTTTATTCCTAGTATTGGTTTTTCTGATGATGATATAAAGAATGTAGAAACTATGAAGACTAGTTTAGAAGATGAACCATCTCTTAAAACTTATTATACTGGACAAGGAACTAAATCTAGATTCTAAAGAGGAATATAAATTTTGAAAAAACAAAGTAAATACAAAAATTTTCCAGATGGATGTATTTATAAATAAATAAAAAATAATAAAAAGAAAAAAAATAATATACCATGGCTGATTTATTAATGAAAATGCCGGTTCCCTACGAACCAAAAAGAGCGAACCGATTTATACTAAGTTTTGACCCAACATTGGGTATAAATGAATGGTTTGTTGAATCAACAGGAAGACCATCTATTGATATTAATCCGGTTGAAATTCAATTTTTGAACACATCTACTTTTGTAGCTGGTAGATTCAAATGGAACCCAATGACCATAAAATTCCGTGACCCTATTGGACCATCAGCCACACAAGCTCTTATGGAATGGGTTCGTTTACACGCAGAATCTGTTACAGGTCGTATGGGATATGCCGCTGGTTACAAGAAAGACTTGTACTTAGAGATGTTAGACCCAACTGGAGTTGTTGTTGAAAAATGGCAATTAGCTCAATCAATGATTACTAAAGCGGCTTGGGATACAGCATCTTACAGTGATGACAAATTGGCAACAATTGATTTGACTATACAAATGGACCGTTGTATATTGATTTACTAAGATTGTATTTACTTTTTATTATTGATTAAAAATCAAAATGAAATATATTTAACACAGGGGTATAAACCCTGTGTTTTTTTTTATGGATGCAACAATGTTACAATACGGACAACAAGATTTTAATTTACCACATGACGTGGTAAAGTTACCATCTGAGGGTAAATTTTACCAATCAAAAAAGAAAGCTGTAAAAGTTGGTTATCTAACCGCGGCTGATGAAAACATTCTTATGTCAACAAATCCTGATGATTTGTTAATGAATTTGGTGAGAACCAAAGTTTATGAACATGATTTAAAACCAGAAGACATGTTAAATGGTGATATTGAAGCCATTTTAATCTTTTTACGTAACACATCATTTGGTCCTGAATATAAAGTGACGGCAATTGACCCCCAAACAGGAAAAAGATTTGAACAAGACATTCTTTTAGATAGTTTGGATTTTAAAGTTCCAAGTACACCACCAAATGAAGACGGAACATATAGTATTCAACTTCCAAAATCACAAGTTAACATTAAAGTTAAACCTTTAACTTTTAAGGAGGTACAAGAAATTGATAAATTGGCGGAAACATATCCAAAAGGTAGAGTTGCACCAAAGGTTACTTGGAGATTAATGAAACAGATTGTTTCTGTAGACGGAGAAACAAGTGAACAAACAAAAACAAAATTCATTGAAGGACTTCCAATTATGGATTCAAAGTACATTAGGAATTTTTTGAATGAAAATGAACCATCAATTGATTTAAGAAAAGTATTAGTAGCCCCGTCAGGAGAAAAAGTTGATGTCAATATCAACTTCGGGGCAGAGTTTTTTCGGGTTTTCTTCTGATTACGCAAAATATCAATTAGACGAATTTTATGTGTTGGCGACAAATATGCATTTGTCGTGGACTGATTTTATGAGAATGCCTTCGTACGCCCGAAGATATTTTGTAGATAAAGTAATAGAACTTTCTCAAAAATCAGAATGATTCTATTTATAAGATATGCTTGACCCTAGTAATACATCCAACGGTGATGATTCTGAAAAACTAAGTTTATTGGCCAGGGCCGTTAAAATTGTACAAGAAGGAATCAATGATGGATATAAGACAATTAATCAAACAATCAACGATTTAGTTGATGAGTTAGACGACAGTAATGCGTCTTTAACCGCAGTATTTGGTCAAACACAAAAATCGGTAGCAGCATTAAGACAAGAAATTGCGGTATCAATACCTGGAATTATTGGTATGGGTGGACAAGCAAAAGACGCTTATACCATTCAAGAGAGTATTGCTAAACAATTACAAACAAATATGATTACATCGGCTGAGGTTGCCGAACAATTGTATGCTGGTGGTAAAGTTTTAGGGTTTAGTGTAGAACAAAGTGGTAGAGTTGTTACAAACTTTCAAAATGCTGGTATTCAAACAGGTCAAATGGTTAAAGACTTGCAAAGTACTGCGGATATTGCTCGTAAAGTTGGGGTTAATACATCTGCGGTTTTTGAATTGGTTGAACAAAATTTAAACCAAATCAATAGATATGGATTCCAAGATGGGGTCAACGGATTGGCTAGAATGTCTGCTCAAGCTGCGGGACTCAGAATAAGAATGAGCGAAACTTTTGACTTTGCCGATAAAGTATTTAACCCTGAAGGTGCTATTGATATGGTTGCGACTTTCCAAAGATTGGGGGTTGCCGCTGGTGATTTAGCAGACCCATTTAGATTAATGTATTTAGCTTCGGAAGACGTTGAAGAATTACAAAATCAAGTTGTAAACATGACTGAAAAGTTTGTACAATTTGATGAAAAAAATGGTAGGTTTAAAGTTTTACCAAACGCCAAACGTGATTTAATGGAGTTACAAAAAGCTACAGGATATCAATATGATGAGTTGGTTAAAATGAGTGAGGGTGCTGCTAAATTACAACTTTTACAAAAAGATTTTAAAATTGGTGGATTTGATAAAGAATCACAACAGTTTATTGCAAACGTTGCTGAGTATAGTAAAGAAAAGGGTGGTTTTACTGTTAAATTGGGTGTTGGTGAAGAAAAATTAGTTTCAGAACTTAATGTTGATGATTTTTCAAAAATAGAGGAATATAATAAACCTAAAAAATTAGAAGACTTAGCTAGAGACCAACTTAGTACACAAAAAAGTATTGAGTCCATGGTAAGACAATTTGTGTTTGGTGCGGCTGCTCCAATTGCGGGTTCAAGGTTTCCTAGTGATGTTAAAGATATGGAAAGAGCCATAAGTCTTGCGGGAAAAGCGGAAATTGATAAACTTATGGGAAATCCTCGTAATACAATCAAAACCATTGACTCAGGATATAAAAATTTATACGGTGCCGCGATTGGCGCTTTTGAAGGAAAATTTTCATTTTCAGATGCTAAAAAAATGTTTGATGAAAGTACCAAAACAATATATGGTAATTTAGAAAAATTTGGACAAACTTTGGAAAGTATGTCTCTTTCTGACATTAAACCATTTATATCTGATAGTAATTTATTAGCCAAATCATTGGGTGCTGGAGCTGATGCGGTTATTAATTTTACCGACAAACTTAACAATGCTTTTGCAACGGGTAAACCATTAAGAAATACTAATTTAGGAACTAATACAACGCCAGATAAACCACAAAATTATACTTTAAATGGTGGTGTGAAAGTGGATGTGGATGTAAATGGTCTTGATAAAAACATTTCGCCTGATTTATATCAAAAAATGATGGACGCAATTTCAAAAGCCGTGAAAGAGGCGATTGAAAAAGCATTACCACAAGGACAATACGGAAATGTACCTTCGTCAGTTCCACGATAAAAAATACAAAAGTTTCTATTTATTATAAAAACTAAACATGCCAAGCTATTTAACTCTCGCAGCAACCGAATTTGATAGGAGAAGAAATTTATTAAGAAATTTAAAACCCTATAGAAAGCCTGGTGTTTTTACACCTTTGGGGCAACCTGCGGGAATTGATGAATACATTGAAAATGATTATGCGGTTGTAAATTCACCCGATAATTTAATTGATAATAGCCCATTTTCAGACCTTCTTTACCCAAGGAATAAATTTGGTCCTAATGGTGGTTATAATAAAGACATTAATGGTTTAGTTAATACTTTTCAAACTAAAAGTAATGTTGGTCCCTATGGTCCAACACCACCATTTACAGACGCATTACAATTATATTCAACAAGTTTTATTGGAAAGGCGTACATTAAAAACGCTTATGGTCCTGGTAGTGGTTCATATTCTTATTTTGAACTTTCAAATATAATTAAAACACAATTGAATAGAACTTATTGGGAGCCAATGAGTTTTGTTCCTTCTTCTTATTCACCTTACGCAGTTCTATTACAAGCTGACCCCGCTGGTGATAATGGATTGGCATCCCAAGATTCTAAATTAGCCCAAATAGGTGTTAAAGGTGCAAAAGATTCGTTTCAACAAAGAGTTAATCAGAATATAAGAACTCAAACATTAGGGCGAATTAATATATTAGGGGGAATAAAAGACCCTATTCAATTAGCTTTATTAGTTGCGGGAAAAAGACCTTTAATTGCTCGTAATTTTAAAATTACTGTTGGTGGACAAAATATTTTATCACAAGGTCAAGATATTGTTGAAAGAATTGTTGGTTTTACGCTTCCAATTTCACCTATACCTGGAGATTATTTTCAAAGAAAAGATTACAATTCATCGCAATCGGCCACACGAGCTTTTAGTAACGGAAAAAGAGGAGGTCTATTTGGTTTACGAGGAAACAGACCAACAAACCCATCTCAATTATTTTTGGGATATACTGGTTCAGGTCAAAGAGAACAATTAACTAATAGTTTAGCAAACAACAAATATAGACCATATTATAATACGGGTGGTTCTGGTATTTTATCGGCTTTAGGTAATGCAATAACGGGTGCTTTTGCAAGAGACGAATCAGAAGGTAATTTTTATGTTGGAACCGCAGAAAGAGACCCGACATTTATTGCCTCACCAGCAGGACAAATTCCAATTGACCAATATGGTAATCAAGTTTTGGCCCCTGTTTATGGTCCTGACTTATTAGCCAAAGATTTTGAAGGTGAGGTAAATAATTTTATAACACCTTTTGCAAGAACAAGTAACTTTGCTGAAACAGGTGATTTATCTGGTGGTTTTTCTTGGGTAAGTGGTAAGTGGGCACCAAACTCAGGTAAACGAATGACCCCTAAGGGTGATTACGGAAGTGAAAGTCCTGATTGGAATCAAATATCGGGTTCATTTATTAAAGGTGAGTCAGATACAAAGACATTCAGACCGGGTTCAATATTAGATAACACTCAAAGATTAATTGATTCACAACCAAACAATGGGGGAAGATTTGCTCACGTTGGTAACGCCATACAACAAACATCAAAGATATTCAATGATGGTTACAAACAAATTACCAAGGGTTCACAAGTTATTAAATATTCTGACGGACAAACTAATGTTGGTATTGAATATTGTCGTATCTTCACAAAAGACACACCTTACTATACTTTTAATGATTTACAGAAAAAAGAAGGAAACATTAGAAAGTTTACATATTCTATTTTAGATTCAACATTTAATTTAAATATTGCACCTGAAAAGGGTGGTGATAGTTTAATTACTACAGGTTCAATCAATGGTATTACACAAGGAAGAGTTAAAAAATATATGTTTTCATTGGAGAACTTGGCGTGGAGAACAGGTTATAGACCGGGATATCGTGTTAGTGACCTTCCAGCGTGTGAACAAGGACCTAACGGTGGAAGAATCATGTGGTTCCCCCCATATGACTTATCATTCAATGAGGATGCAAGACCAGCCTTTAACGAAACCGCTTTTTTAGGAAGACCCGAACCAATTTATACATACAAAAATACATCTCGTACAGGTACATTAAAATGGAAGATTATTGTTGACCATCCATCTATTTTAGATTTGATTGTAAATAAAGTATTGGCTAATGAGGGTGATAGAGAAAAGGTTGATTCAATTGTTAATTCATTTTTTGCTGGATGTAAGAAATATGACTTGTATGAATTGGCAAAAATTTATAACACAGTTCCACTAACAGAATTACAAGCGTGGCAAGAATTACTTAACAATCCACAACTTACCAACGAACAATACACAGATGCTTTCAATAGTATCAATCCTGATGAAGGGACTGGTGGTGTAACAGGG